TTGATGTTTTTGATGAAAGTAAGGCTAAAAACTTTAGAGACTGGAATAGTAAAAGATATTATATAAGACAACAAAAAATACTTCAAGAAAAACTTAATTATTTAGATGAACTAAGAAAGAAAAACGATTGGAATATTCAAAATGGAAAAAAAATATCCTACCAAACAGAGGCATTATACGAACATTTAGAAAATCAACGTATAGTATCTTATTATGATGATGGTGTTAGTGAGGAGGAAGTTCTTGAGGACAAATATTTTATTTATCCTGAAAATTACACACATTACGGTGGTGGTTTTTTTACTTGGTTAGGTGAAGAAAGTAGAGACACAGAATGGATGGTATTTAGTGAAGATGAAATAGAAAGTGCCGCTAGACGTTCAATCGAGGGAAGAATAGATGAACTTGGATATGAAGCGTTTGCTTCTTGGGTTTGGGAAGACCATTTAGATAATGAGTCGGTTAGAGGTTTTTTAAGTGATTATATATCAGAATCAATTTATGATGACCCTGAAAATTGGGGAATTAAAAAAGATTTAACACAACAACAAGAAAAAATTGTAAATATATACAAACAAAAAATTGAAAAATTAGAACAAAGAATAAATAATGAAGATTTAGATGAGGAAACCGAAAATAACATCCAAGACGAAATTGATGATATAACACAATTAATTGAAGACGTTGAAGAAAATCCAGAAGGTGATTACAACCAAGACGAAATAGAATCAGCAATTGAATCTTATGTTGACGATAATGAAGATGAATTTGTTTCATTTTTAAACGACCAAGGATTCGACAAAAATGAAATTTTGTATTATGTTGATAATGAGGCTGTAATAGATTATGTAATTGATAATGATTCTTGGGGTGATATTTTAGGTAGTTATGACGGTGACCACGATGAAATTGATGTAAATGGAAATACATTTATTGTAATGAGATATAATTAATTTATTTACAGGTTAGAAACTTTTTCTTACATTTTAAGTATGGAAACAAGTTGGATTTTTCATGAGCCAATAGATTTTGAACATAAACAATATGTTCTTTTGGCTTATTTACAAAAAATTAAAAAAAATCTTAATAATTTAAAACTTTACCCCAATTTTCAACAAATTTCTCTACATTTGGCAAATATAAATCTTGTTATTGAAAAAGGACAATACGTAACTTTAAATAGACAAATAAAAGAACCTGACGACGAAATTTTAATTACCGATTTAGTTCCTTTAAACGTACCTGTTTTCTCAAAAGAAGAACTTGACGAGTTATTTAAAATATGTTTGTTTTCCTCTGAAAAACTAAAAGACGAATTTAATCAGGCAAAGGCAATTTGGGAAATAGCAAATGATTCTATTTCTATAGAGGTATTGCAAAACAAAAACGCAACTTCAAAAAAACAAGGACTATTTTATATTGAGTATGATAATAAGTTTACCCTTTACGAATTTATTATTAAACCAATTAAAAAAAACTCAGTAGAAACAAAAAATTTAATAAAAAAAATTTGTGTATCCGAAGATAACACTTTTGAAGGATGTTTTGCCGATATTAAAAAACCCCTAATAAAAAATTTAGAAGATAAAGATGTTCATAAAAATTTAATTTTATTCAAAGTTGTACACACAAATCAGTTTCCTCTAAGAGAAACATTATTACCAATCGCCAAAAGAAAAGTAATGAATTACATAAATCAGTCAAAGTTTATTGAGGTTAATAATTTGACAAAAAAAATATAATAAATTATTATTAAAACATGGAAATTAATTTTTATAACATTCTTAAAAAGTTAGCCCAAGATTATCCAAACGACATGGATTTTGGTTCTAAAGTTAGAAGAGTTCTTTTAGAGTTAGAAGGTGAGGTTGAAAATGAAGTTTTATCTGTCGCTGCTGGTAAAATGGAAATCGATTCAGACTTAGAAAAGTTGAAACCGACTGAAGAAGAAATATCTAAGTTAGAAGATTTTCTTAATAATATTAAAACAAACGAAGATGGGGTTTAATAAGAGATTTTTAAACAAAGAACAAATCTTAAGAAACCAACATCACATTATGGAATATCTTGATGCAGACGCCGTTTTTTTGATGGACGAGTTTTCTCGTGAAGTTTACAAATTATTTAATAGTGGTTCGGACGAAGAAACAATAATCAATTATATAAACAATAATAAATGAAAGTTAAATTAGAGTACGTTTGGCTCGATGGATATAAACCTGAACCAAATTTAAGAAGCAAAGTTAAAATTGTAGATTACGAATCAATTAAAAATACAATACAGGTTGGTAAATTACCAATTTGGAATTTTGACGGTTCTTCAACAAACCAAGCGGATACTGGAAACTCCGATAGAATATTAAAACCTGTAAGAGTTTACACTAGATATGGGTTTCCATTAGAAAACAGTACAGTTTATGTTTTATGTGAGGTTATGGATTCAGAAGGTAAACCACATGAATCTAACATGAGAGCAAAATTAAATGAAGAAGAAGAAGGTCTTTGGTTTGGTTTTGAACAGGAGTATTTTATCCGTGAAGAAATCAACGGAAATATTCTTGGACACAAAAGAAATATCCTAAAAGGTCAGGGAGAATATTATTGTGGTGTTGGACATAATGTTGCCGGACGTGATTTTGTTGAAGACCATTTAAATATGTGTTTAGAATATGGTATTGATATTACAGGAACAAATGCAGAAGTCGCGTTAGGTCAGTGGGAATACCAAGTATTTTCAAAAGGTAAATTAAAAGGTGGAGATGACCTATGGATGAGTAGATACTTCCTGTATAAAATTTCTGAAAAGTATTACTATCATATTGATTTACACCCAAAACCACTTACACATGGTGAATGGAATGGCTCAGGATTACACACCAACTTCTCTAATAATACTATGAGAAATGAAGGAGGATACGATTATTTTATGGCCATTTTTAATTCATTTGCATCAAGACATGAAGACCACATCAAAGCATATGGTTCAAACAATCACTTACGTTTAACTGGCGGATTTGAGACACAATCTATTGATAAATTCAGTTGGGGCGTATCTGATAGGGGAGCGTCAATTAGAGTTCCACAGGACACGGCAAAAGAATGGAAAGGTTATGTTGAAGATAGAAGACCAGGTTCAAACGCTGACCCGTATAAGATTATTAGAGAGGTATCAAAGTCATTAGATACTGCAAAAGAAATTTTAGAAATTAAAACTAATATGAAATCTAATGTAAAAGTTTCAGGATTAAGTGAAAAATATAAAACATTATCCAATGAAGAATTATTAAAAGAATATAGAGAAGAATAATGGAACAAGTAAATCACCCAAAACATTATGGCGGAGAAGATAACACTTACGAAGCAATCAAAGTTATTGACGCTTGGGAATTAGGGTTTAGTTTAGGAAACACAGTAAAATATATATCACGTGCAGGAAAAAAAGGAAAAGATAAAGAACTTGAAGACCTCAGAAAGGCCCTCTGGTACCTACAACACCACATCGAAACGCTTGAAAAATAAAACAGGTCTTGATAGGGAAATAAATGTTTGGGACGCCCTTACAACCCCAAATGAATTATTAAGAGAAACCCTTATAAATTTTATGTGGGGATTTTTAGGTAATTCAATAGTAGTTTTCGTAGCAAAAGAACTGGACTTTATGGTTTTAATTAACTACATTGTTTATTACATATTGATTTCTTACATTGTTAATAGAAAAAAATATGAAACCATGTTAGGTAAATTTATTGTCCTACCTGGTTCAGCTGCGGCAGGAGCATTTACAGGATATAAATTAGCACAAATAATAGCACAAATGATATAAATTTAACTATGAAAAAAATAATATTTGTTTTTTGTTTTCTTGTTTATTCGATTATGTTGTGTCAAACAACAAACACCGATTCTGTAAATGTAAAAAAAGTTCCATTACTTTATATCAAAGATATAAATGGTAAAGAATATAACACTGCGGCGTTTGGGTTTAACGGGCCGGTAGTTATAAATTTTTGGGCCACATGGTGTGCACCATGTAAAAAAGAATTAATGGCAATTCACGATGTATACGAAGATTGGCAAAACGAACTTGGAGTAAATTTGATTGCTGTTTCTGTTGATGACGAAAAAACAAAAAGAGACGTTATCACATACGTAAACGGTAAAGGGTGGGAGTACATTATATTATTAGACACTAACGGAGATTTTAGAAGAATCATGGGTGTAAATAATGTTCCTCATACTTTTTTATTAGACAAAAACGGAAATATTGTTTATAGTCATAACAATTACTCACCTGGAGACGAGGAAATACTTTATGAAGAAATAAAAAAATTAAAAAATTAAATAATTTTAAAAAAATGATAGAAACAAATAAAATTATAAATGGAGATTGTATTGAGGTGATGAAAACTTTACCTGAAGGTTGTATTGATTTAGTTGTTACTAGTCCTCCTTATGGTGTGGGAATTGATTATGATGTACATGAAGATGATGTTGAGTTCACAGAGTATGTTGAATTTGCTAAGTCTTGGTTGTCTGAAACGTATAGATTATTAAAAGACGATGGACGAATTGCTTTGAATATCCCATATGAAATCAACAGACAAAAAAAAGGTGGACGTATTTTTTTTGTTTCTGAAATGTGGCAAATCATGAAAGAAATTGGATTTGGTTTTTTTGGTATTGTCGACCTTGAAGAACAATCACCACATAGAAGTAAAACTACCGCTTGGGGTTCTTGGATGAGCCCATCATCACCTTATATCTACAACCCAAAAGAGTGTGTTATTTTAGCGTATAAAAAACACCATATTAAAAAAGTTAAAGGAGAACCGCAATGGATAGGAACACCAACTGAGGTTGAAAATAAAGATGGTATAGTAAGAACTAAAAATGTATATGAAGAAAATGATAAGAAAGAGTTTATGGAACTTGTGTTTGGTCAGTGGAATTACTTTGCAGATACTAAATCACTCACCAAGGCAACGTTCTCGATGGACATTCCAACCAAAGCGATTAAGATACTATCCTACAAGAACGATATAGTTATGGACCCATTCGCAGGTAGTGGTACCAGTTTAGTGGCCGCACAAATACTTGACCGAAGATGGTTGGGTATAGAACTAAGTGAAAATTATACAAATATCGCAAGAACAAGAGTTGAATACTTCAAAACATTAGAAACCTTACAAGAAAACCCACCATTATAGTGGGTTTTTTATTTTGATGGGTATTTATTAATATGAAAATTATTATAACTGAAAGTCAACTTAAAATGTTGATTAAAGAATCAGGTATTAGAGATATTAATGATATTGCAAAAAGATACCCAAAGGCTAAAATTTATTTTCATCAAGACTTAGATGGTGTTACAACGGCAATAGCCATGAAAAACTATTTGGAACAAAACGGTATTGATGTTGTTGATTGTGAAGTAATACAGTACGGGTCAAAAGAATTTGCAATAAAAAAACCTGAAGGTGAAGGGAACATTATGCCGGTCTTAGTTGATTTTGCACACGGTAAACCAATGTTTGTTATTCATACAGACCATCACGATAGTCAAGCCGGTGTCGAAGACGATACTGCGACAAGTTTTAAACACGCAAGGTCCAATGTTGAAACAATTTCTCAAACAATTTCACCAAAAGATTTATTTAAAGACGAAGATTTATATCTAATATCGACAGTCGATTCAGCAAACTTTGCTGTAAATCAAATAACTCCAGAAATGGTAATGAATTTTGTTTTTAAGTATGACAAATATGAAAGTGTTAGAAGAAATAAAATGATGATGGGGCTTGTCGTTAATAAACTTCTTTTAGCGTATAAAAATGATAAGGTTAATGGTAGAAATTTTCTTGAATACCTAGTAATGAACTGCGAACCATCATTAGAAAATTTATATAATACAATAACAAAAATTGCAAAAGAACAAGGATATGCCACGGTTGAAACTATGACACAAAATCAAGAAAAATTCATAGAAGCAAGAAAGAAAGAAGGGGCAATAGAAAAAACAGGAAATGTTATTTCACAGTTCGGTCTTGGTAGTATGAGAAAAGGTTCTTATGATAGATACGTTCCATTTAGAATATACCCTGACGCAGACTTTTTAGTGACTGGTCTTGGAGGGCAAGTCGGAATGGTTCAAGCATCTTGTAATCCATTTAAAGAAGAAAGAGCACTTAAAGGTATAAACTTAGGTGAAATCAAAGATGAAGTTTTAAATATCTTCAAACCTGAATTAGAAAAAGAAATATTAAGTTTTAGAATTATTAAAAGAATCTCAGAAAGAGAGGCAACACCTGAGTCAGTTGGATTCACAACAAAAGATATGATGGCATTATATGGTAAAATGCCTTCATTTGATTCTGAAAAACAAACTATTAATGGTTATGACTTTTTGAAAGCAAATTCAGGAGGACATAAATGCATTACCAATATATCAGGAATAAACTTCCTATATAGTGGATATGATAAACCATACACAAAAGATTTACCTGAAGAAACATTACCGATTGCAAATTACGAGGGGGATAATAATTTTGTTAAAGACATTAAACAAAAACTTTTAAGATTTAGAAAGTTGTCAGAAAAACAAATTGAAGCGGCTCTTAATCAGATAAGAAGAGAAGGTATAAACTTTGAAGATGAAATGGAAAACACGCCAAAAAGAACTTATTCGGATTTAGTAAAAGATATGAAAAATACTTTTGTGGATATTTTAAATGAAAAAATTGAAAATAGTTAAAACATTGAGGTTTTAATTTTGTCACCCTCTTTAATGTCTAATCCTTTACAAGTACCACCATTAAGTTCCAAAACAATATTTCCAAATCCTTCAAACATTTCACAATCTTCTTCATTATTACAAGGAAGACAATTATGATTTATTTTGGTAATCACATTACCGTCAATCATTATTATATCTAAAGGAATAATACAATTGTACATCCAAAAAGTTTGGGTTTTTTTCTCTGGCATCATAAATAACATACCATCAAAATTATTATCAAACTTTTTACCCATCATACCTTTCTGAATTGAATCAGTATTAGCAACGACTTTACAATTAAAAATGTTATCTTTGACTAAAATTTTCACATAATATAAATATTTCAAAAAAAATTTAAAAACAACAAAACTTTTGATAAGCAAAGATATATTTATATTTATCACAAAAAAATCAAAAAATTTTTATTGTAATGTTTGACAAATCAAAATAATAGTATTAGATTTGTAAAACAATTGGGAAACGACCCGTTGTATAAAAAAATTGAAATGTTGATATGAGTGAAGATTTAATCACAATTGTGGAAATTTTTTATTACTACGATGATAAAGGAAGAAAACTTTATACATCTAATGAAGTTTTCGCAAATGTAAGAGCTAAATTCTACGGTACTGAAAAAGTTTTTGTAGAAAATGTTTAAAAAAAGTTTGACAGTCTCAAATTAAATACATAAATTTGTAAAAGATTTGAAACTTATAGGTGATGAAAGATACTCAGTATTCAAATCACAGACGTTCTTTGAAATTTAAGATGAACAAATTGTTCAAACAAAATTTAAAAAAAAAGATTAACCCCCTTTTCTTTAAAATTTGTAAAACGAAGAGTTCAATGGGCCGTGTATGGTCCATTAAAATAAACCACGAAAGTGGGATAAAGTGAATCAAAAGTGTAATTGATTTGCGTCTTGGTTGTCTTCGGATAATCGAGGTCGAGTACACAAGCGGGATACCGTTTAACCTTTAGTACCGAGGGCAACGCTGTAGGGAAAGTGGTTAGATGATTGGGCGATGTGGGTCGTCTAATTGAGGTGGGAACACCAATAGGAATAACTCGTAGGAATTTTGCAAAACAAAGTGTTCCAACACTTTTATTGCGAGTTCCATTATTAGAGGATACTTAAAACCGAAAGGTATGTTGATGTACAGGTGGTGCTGTTATTGACCTTGACCGACTCCCACCAAGGAGTTAGTTTCGAAGTAGTCTTGAAATATGGAAATGGGGACATTTCAGAGAGTAGTTGTGTATTCTATTGTTCAAAAGATAATAGAGCCCGTGACGGACCACTACTTTCACAATCCACGACACAAAACTTAATTATTATTAACTATTAATTTTAAATAAGGAAAAGTGTCCGTCAGGTCTAATCGAAAGGTGACTACATAGTCGTGAGTTGTTCACGGCACATAAAGCTCCCAAGGCTGAGTGTATTTTTACAAAAGACCTCTATTCCCGCAAGGAAGAGTTGGGGAGGCATCCTCGAAGAGAGTTGAGTAATAAGAGAGTAGTTTAGACCTCAAGGAGTGATTCACCTAAATAATCGTCACTGAGAAATACCATTCAAAAGATGGTGGATAAGAGTAGAAACAATAATGACTCTAAAGGTTCTCACAATAAACGTGTAATCTCAGCGTTTTTTTTAATGGAGCCACCGGTAAAAAAATTGATGGATAGTAAAATATTATTATCCATTTTTTTGTGCAATTAATTTTTTTATATATCTTTGTGGTATGGAAAAAAATCAATTAGTTAAAGACAATCAAATAGCGGTAATCAAAAAATTCTTAGGTAAAAACATTTTCAAATTAGTTAATTTATATAAATGGATTGAGTATAACAACACTGTTGTCAAAATAACAAATATTAGAAAATATTCAGACGGGTATAACAAATATCGTACTCACGAAAAATACATTTATCAATTCGATGTAATTGTTGATATGAAATGTGATTATTGGGCTTACTCAACTCAATATCAAAAAAATCACGCTAGAAATGCAAATAGATACATAAGACGATTAATCGATGCAACAATTAAAGAAGAATTGAAATATTTTGCTATATCAGATATTGATGAAATAGTAGTTAAAAAAATTACTTGGGATTATTTGTAATATTGAAATATTATTTTTATATTTGTAGAAGATATGGCAACAGTTAAAAGTATATTAGTGGTTCACCCTAAACATGGGGAGTTGATTTCAGAAACCTTTTTGGATGAGGTTCAACATAAGATTTTTTTAAAAATGTTACACACCGCAGTGGCGGTTGGTAATGATTTTACCACTTATAATGGTAAAGATTTTTTCATCCATGTTCCAAGTGTGATGTTAAAAGAGTGTTTGATTTTAGGTCAAACACAAGAAGTTTCGATGAGTGATGTAGTTGTTGCAAAATCTAAACTTGAAATGTAGTTTCTTTGTTTTTTAAAAACAAAGTGGTGGAGAGATGTTGGCATTTATTCGTGTCGACCCAAAATTAAGGTGGATTTACGTCCACCTTTTTTTGTTTACCATATATTTATATTTAAAAACATTATGCGTACAAAATTTTTACTTTCAGAAAATAAAATTAACTCAATTGTAAACAACACAATTATAGAAATACAAAAAGATAATTTTAAAACAGTTTTTGGAAATTTATTTAATGAATTGAATGTCCAAAAAGGTCTTCACATTAGAAACATGAAAAAAATGAACGAGTCTAAAAGACAAGTATATCTTGAAGAAATGATGGATAATTACGTTTTAGATTTATTTCCAAGAGCAAATTATATACATGAACAATTTGATAAAAAATTTACAGATAACATTCTATTAGAAAGTACCAATCATTCATTTAGAACTTTATATAACTTTTTTGATTTTTTAAAAAGTAGTGTACTTTACGAATGTGGATTTCTTAATAGAAGAAATTTTAACATTCCGTTGAATGAACAAGGGTTTCTTCAAAATGTCGGTGATGCGATTAATAAAGGTTATCAGACAGTAAAAAAAGGAGTAAAAAAAGGTGTTGAGATTGGAAAAAAAGCGGCTAAGGTAGTTGCCCCTTATGTAACTAAATTTTTGGATAGTGAGTTTGCAAGATGGGTACCTGGTGTTAATGTTTTAAAAACAGGTTATGATGTATATAAAATATATCAGAATTGGGAAAAAATTAAAAAAATGACATTTGAAGATTGGGTTGAGGAGTTTAGAAATTTCTTAAATGGTGTGACAGGAATTGCTCTTCAAATCGTTTTAGCACTTACAGGTGTTGGAAATATTGCTAATTGGATAGTGAACGGACTTTTGTTAATATATGACGTAGTATACCAAGGAATAGGAAAGGGTAATTGGAATTGGTATAATATTGTTACATCTGCAATAGCGATAGTAGGTACAGGTGTGGCGGCAGCAGCATTTAAACCCGTTAAGGCTATTTTAGGTGGTGTCAAAAAGGTTGCCGACATTGCACCTGCATTGGCGGGTGGACCAACTTTAACACAAGTATTACCATATATTAAGTTATTGGGACAAAACATGGGTAAAGTTATTGGATGGGTTTCTAGAAGCTTTACGACGTTTACAACAAAATTTCCTATGATAGGTAGATTTTTAAAACCATTAAAAGCCGGTATTAGTAAAATACAAGGGCTTTTGGATGATGTCGTAAAAGGATTCAAAAAGTACTTTAATCCGGTTAAAGCAGGTGAAAAGGCTAAATTAGGCCAATCAACTTTACAAAACGCACCCACACCAAAAAACATTAAAGCCGCTCGCACAGGTGGGGCTCACTTCTCAACCGCAGATATTGCAAAAAAATTAACAGCAACCGCAGATAAAACTTTGGCAAAAAAACTTAGCGGGGGTTTAAAAAAATACTATCAAGTGGCTGTCGGAGATACGTTAGACAAAATTTTAAAAATATTTAAACCTTATGGGGTCAGCTCAGATATTTTAAAACAATTAAATGCCAACACAGGTTTAGTAATTAAACCAGGACAAAAAATAAGGGTCGCATAAAATACACTATTAATATGAATATAGACTCAATAATTAGAAAGGTTTTAGTTGAAGAATTTTTCAGTGATGAATTTTTATACGAAGATATCTACGGTTCGGTTGAAGAAGTAAACCTGTTACAAGAGGCTGAGTACCAAGGAAGAAAAGTTCAACTTGGTAAGATTATGCAAGGAGACATCAAAAAGTTCAAGGTATACGTTAAAAACGACAAAGGAAAGGTTGTTAAAGTAAACTTTGGTTTTGGTGGGAAATCAGCAAAAGGAAAAAGAATGGTAATTAAAAAGAATAATCCTGAAAGGAGACGTTCATTTAGAGCAAGACACAATTGCGATAATCCTGGTCCAAGATGGAAACCAAGATATTGGGCTTGTAGAACTTGGTAATAAATTAAAAAAAACAAAAAAATGAGAAGTGTAAGTAAAATTAGAAGAATGCAACAATTGAATGAACAATTGGAAAAAAGATATCTAAATGAGAATAAAACAAAAGTTGACCTTAACGAAGGATGGTTCGATAGACTGAAGGCTAATGTTGCAGGGGCGTTCAGAAGAACAGTAACAATCGGTCAAAATATTGGTGTAGTTTTTGCTGGTGGAGAAGCACAAAGTCCGGCACTTGAAGCGGCAAAAGCAAGAATTAGACAAAGACTTTCTAAATTAAATGGAGAGTTAGAAGGATTAACTGAAGACCTTGGAATGTTATACAATGAAAAAGATAAAACTAAATTAGCGGGACGTGCTGAAAAATTAACCAAAAGAGGTACAGAAGGAACATTACCTGAGCAAATTAAAGGATTTGATGAGGCCATGACACAATATATGGATTTAATCGGACAGTTGCAAGGTGCAAATGAAGGGATAATGAAGGCTATATCAAAATAATTGACCCATGAGTAAAGTAATAATCACTGAAAAGCAGTTGGCTCAACTTGTTAAAAGAATGAGTGAAAGTAATCATGAGGAGGGTTCTTATATGGCAAAACAACAACTTTTCACAATTGCGACGTTGGCATATAAAATGTGGGAAATTATGGAAGAAGGTGAACAACTTGAAGATTGGATGGAATCTAAAATTGCTCAAGCGGACCAAATGGTTACGGCGGTTGTGAAATCTTATATGTATGACGAAATTAGTGATGAATTGAAAAAAAATAGAGGATTCAATCCTGAAGATTTAGTTATTGGAATGTAAAAATTACCTTATTTATAATAAACCCTCCTTTTTTTAATTGGGGGGTTTTTTATTTAAACAAAGTTTTATATATTTGTAATATAAATTAAAAACACGGGTCCATAGTTAAACGGATATAACCCTAGCCTTCTAAGCTTGTATTCCTGGTTCGATTCCAGGTGGACCTACTAAAAAAAATAATTATGGAAGACATCTTTGAACAACAACATTATGATTTTATTAACTCAGAAGATTATTTTCAGTACATGAAAGAATTTTTTGAATACGAAGAAAAAGAAGCTTTATATTCTGAAATTAATGAATTATAATTAAAGTAGGTTAATAGATGGTATAAGTCGCATAGCTCAGTTGGTAGAGCAATCCATTTATGGACGTGTCACAGGTTTGAATCCCGTTGCGACTTATCAAAATTAAAAAAGGTGCTGAATTTTTTTTCAGTGCCTTTTTTGTGCATTCAAATATTTTTCGTATATTTGTATTATGAAAAACAAACTACCATACGAAGCCAATTCAAAAGCAATCCAAGGATATTCAGAATCAGTGATTGCAAAATCAGAAAATAATGACTGTGTTGTCAGAGCATTTGCATCGGCATTTGACATTCCATATGACAAGGCACATAAGTATGTTGCAGAACAATTTGGTAGAAAACCAAAAAAAGGAACTTATGGAACTGTAAGTAAGCTTGTAAGAATGGCTGACAATAGAACGACTGTAAACTACAAAAAAGTTTATCCTGTTGGTGTTAGAAAAAGTTCTACATTGATTAATTCTTTGTCTTATAATGTTACAATCAAAGGAGAAACCAAATTAAGACAAATGACAGTTGGGACTTTCATCAAACAAAACCCTAAAGGAACATTCTTTGTTCTTGTTAGACAACACGCATTTACAATCAAAGATGGTGTTGTGATTGGAAACTACGAAGACGCAGTTAAGACCAAAAAAATTATGAGATGTGCTTTTGAGATTAAATAGTTTTTTCAATTAACGATATATTTATAATAAAAATATTATTATGAGAAATAGATTAACTGAAAGAGATTTATCACGTATTGTTAGACGTGTGATAAATGAAGATAAAGAAGAAAGAAGAGGTGGTGTAGGGAATAGTCTAAATGAGTTTATTGATTCATTTGAATTTTCACAAAGAGGAAATGATGAGTTGATTGAGTTTGCACATAAATTATTAGATGGAAATTTATCTGATGAAGAGTTTAAAAATTTTAAAAGTTATTTTGATGGATATGAATTAGAATTTTTTAAATTGATAAGTGACCCAAATAGAGGTGTTAACTCTATAGTTGAACAAATATTTAAAAGACTTAAAAGAGGTTATGGTGCACACGATGAAGATGACACCTTTGGAACTTATACATCAAAAAGAGATAAATTAAGAGACTTAGAAGGTAGATTAGGGTCAAGAATGTAATATTACAATCTGAAATATTTTAGAAACCCATCTTCAAAAAAAGGTGGGTTTTTTATTTTAAAAAAAGTTTAAAAAAGATTTGGTAAATCAAAATAAACTACATATATTTGTATAACAAACAACGGGGGTGAGAAAATGTGATGGTGGTCTCACCCCCACAACAAAAGGAGAAAGTTCTTTGATTTAAAAATATTGTGATTGTAAGAAAAGGGAAACTCGTAAAGTGCATTAACCTGTTGATACAAGATGGTGAAACGAGAGTGTGTGTCAACTACTAATTACAAATAATTGGTGTGGTAGCTCAGTAGGTAGAGCAAAGATTTGAAACGTCTTGTGCCGGTGGTTCGATTCCACTCCCATACCACAAAAGAATTTACAACGGACAAGGCTTAGGCAAGTGAGTTGAAAATGAGTAGTAGGAGATTTAATCGTTTGAACTACAGAAAGTTTGATACAATAAATTGGTGGGATGCGAGTGGTTGACCAAAATTCTTTTAAATACAAACATAGTTAATTAGCTCAGTTGGTTAGAGCGATTCCCTGATACGGAATAGGTCATTGGTTCGAGTCCAGTATTAACTACAACTAAGGAAGCAATACGAGAGTCCTGAATTGTACACAAAATATCCGTATTGACATCTCGGAAAGACGAGGACATAGTCAGGTGGCGTTATTGGAGTACGCATCGTAAATGAAGATTGCAGGTTCGAATCCTGTCCTGACTACAAAGGGGTAGAATATGAAAAAGGGCTTTTCCTGAAAGACGGCTAGCTAAGCCCGCGTCTACCCTCATTTACGGCCCATTCGTCTAAAAGTAAGGACAGTTGGTTTTCATCCAACAAATCTCGGAGCGTTACCGGGATGGGCTACAAACCTAATCCTTTGTGATAGGCTTTTATCCACTAAGAGATAAATTAAATAGTCAGGTGGCGGAATTGGTTAGACGCTGCTGTGGGGCGACACCACTGTATAAAAATAGCATAAGCTCCTATGATGAAGTACAAATCATAGGGTACAGGTTCAAATCCTGTCCTGACTACAAAAAAATTAAAAGTTATGAAAAAATTTGAAGATTTAGAATTTGATAAATTGTCTGATGAACCATATATGTCAGGTGTTCGTTCTCGAATGATGTTTGAAAACGGATTTGGAGTTAGTGTTGTGTCTCACACATATTCATATGGTGGAAAAGATGGTTTGTTCGAAATTGCAGTTTTAGACAAAGAAGGTAATCTAACATATGAAACTTCTGTTACAAGTGATGTGATTGGTTATTTAAATCCTGAAGAAGTTACAGA